CTATTATGGGAAACACACCGCACACGTAGCGTTGTAATTATTCCGTTCCATCAAACAAAAAATAAGCAAGCAAGAATTCTTTCAAACTCTACAAATGTAATGAAAAATGTTTACTTTCCTGCAAACTGGGCCAATCGCTGGCCGGAATTTTACAAAGCAATAACAACCTACAAAGCAAAAGGCAGTAATAAGAGTGATGATGCCGCAGATGCTTTAACAGGTATAGCAGAAAATATAGGCTCAGAAGCGGAAATCGAATTCCTTATGTAAGGAGGGCATACTAATGGCGGTTTTATCAAGTAACATGGAAGCCATACAAACAAGGTTACGTGAAAAAAACTTTGAAATAGATTCCGATATTATTACAGAAATGATAGCGGAACATGATACAGATGCCATGCTTGAAGGTGTGCACTACTATCGCAGCAAAAGTGATATAACCAAACGCAATATGTACTACTTCGATGGTAATAAGTCTAAAGTTATTGACGAAACCAAGGTAAATAAAAAGCTTGTAAACAACTGGCACAAATTACTGGTAGACCAGAAGGTAAGTTATCTTGTCGGTAAACCCATGACTTTTATTGTAGACATGAGTAAAAAACCTGATATAAAAGATGCGGAAGTCAATAACAAAGATTTTGCGGATAAAATTGACTTACTTCTTGGTGACGAATGGGATGACATAGTGGCAGACATAGCCACAAACACAAGCAATAAGGGCACAGAATGGCTTCACACATATATAGATCAAAGAGGCTATTTTAAATATACTATTGCTCCTGCCGAAGAAGTTATCCCAGTATATGAATCTGCTCTATGCAAAGATTTAGAGGGGGTTTTGCGGTACTATACTGTAAGGCGTGATAATAAAGATCGCTACCGTGCAGAATGGTGGACAAGGGAATATGTCACTGTTTTTATAGAGGGTGATGGCGGCGACTTTGTACTAGATATAACGGAACCTGAAAACCCAACATCACATTATAAACAGGATAAGAAATCAAAGGGCTGGGGCAAAGTACCTTTTATAGAATTTCCGAATAACAGCTTTAGAGCTAACGACTTGGAAGTTACTAAGGCACTTATAGATGAATATGATGAAGCTTTTTCCGACTTTGCTAACAATAATGCTGAGGTTCAGGAAATTATCATAGTGTTAAAAGGCTATGAAGGCACCGACTTAGCTACATTCAAACAAAATCTAGCTTTTTACAAAGTTGTTAAGCTAAGGGCCGATAACAATAGTGGTGTAGATACATTAGAGTTAAATATCCCAGTGGAAGCGAAAAGGGAGCTGCTAGATCGTTTAGAAGAAAACATATTCATGTTTGGACAGGGCGTAAATGTCAAAACTGACCGCTTTGGTAACAGCCCATCGGGAGCCAGCTTGGAATTTCTCTACCGATCTCTTGATTTAAAAGCCTCCATGTTAGAGCGTAAGTTCAGGCGTAGTGTAAAACGTCTGCTGTGGTTTACAACTGCCTATATCAATATGAAATTTAAAAAAAATTACGATAATAATGATGTAAAAGCAGCCTTCCGCAAAAATATGGTGCAAAACAGTAAAGAAATAGTGGAAATGCTCAAGTCTTCTAGGGATATGATAAGCGATGAAACGATAGTGGGCCTATATCCATTGGTTGAGAACACTACTCAAGAATATCAAAAATTGCTAGATCAAAGGAAAGAACGAGCCAGAAATATCATAGACCTAAGCAAAATAAATATCCATGAATCAGACGATGATTAGCCATGAGCGACATCCGAAACGAGCAATTAAACTTATTTAGTGCTTTCGAGGCTACAGAACAAGCCGCCGAGCATGTTATAACAAGAAATTATGCCCGAAGCCTTGTAGACTTTAAAAGCCATTTGTCAAGTCTTTTTGAACGTTACGAACAAGATGGCAGGTTGCATTATGACGATATGGCTCTATATAACCGACTAGCAAGGTTAAATCATGATGTAAGGGGCCTAACTGTAAATCTCTACAATGAAAATGTAAGGGTAATTAGTAGTACTGTAAAAAGTGGTTACACAACAGGCTTTACAGGACAGGGGGAAATTGTAAGCCGGGCTTGGGGCAATAATTCCTTAATGGGTATTATCCGTGAAGAGGAAATGCATCGGGCGTTAAATAATGACATATCCGGCATACGCTGGGCCGAACGGATGAACTTACGCCGTGAAGAGGCCGCATTTAAAATACGTGAAACCATAGTACAAGGGCTTCATAATGGTGAAACCTACAGGCAAATGGCAGAACGTCTTAATGAAGCTATTGGGCATGATGTGCCTAATGCAATACGAATTGTTCGCACTGAAACCTATAGGGTATTTGCCGAAGCACGAAAGGATCGCCTAGATCGCATACAGGGCATTGACATGACTAAAGAGTGGATAACTGCCCTTGATGAAGTAGTCAGAAGCAATCATAAACCCATGCATGGCGTGAAAGTTGCATACAAGCAAGATTTTAAGTTGCCAAATGGCAATCAAGGCTTTGCACCGGGAATGATAGGTAGTCCAAAAGATGATATAAATTGTCGGTGTTTTTATGTAGTGGATATTCGGGAGTAAATAATAAAGGTTTCAGCTTAATCTGCACAATAAAAGACTTTTGAGTTAAATAAACTACAAGGTCTTTTTTTAGGAGTATACAGAATGAAAGAAATATCCCATATAAAAATAGGCGTTAAAAAGTATGCGATACAGCGACCTATGGAGATTGTCGAGGTCGGCGGCGAATTTTTTGGTACCATAGATTTCCGGAAAGAAGAAATTCAAGTAGCTAATAAACTTCCTCAGCATGACAAAAATCAAGTTTTTATGCATGAAATGCTTCACGGCATATGCAGTCGCTTCGCCATTCTGGGATTAAATCAAGATGAGCAAACAATTGACTTACTAGCAACAGGGCTTTATGAAGCCATAATAGATAACCCCCATATATTCCATATGGAAAATATCTAAATAATGAAGGGAGAATTTTAATGCAAAAAGATGATTTACTAAAACTGGGCATTTCTAATGAAGATGCCGACAAAATTATGGAACTATTCACCGCAGCCACGAAAGATCTTGTTCCCAAGGAAAAACTCGCTGAGGTAGAAGCTGAAAAAGTTCGCCTGGCAACAAGCTTGGCAAAACGTGACCAACAGTTGGAGGAACTGCAAACCTCAGCTACCGATATCGAAACCGTAAAAACACAACTTGCTACAGCAATATCCAAAAACGAAACCGACAGCAGGACCGCCGCCGCAGAACTTGCTACTCTCAGGAAAAACAACGCCTTAGACCTTGCACTTATAAAAGCCGGGGCAAAGAATCCAACAGCAGTTAAAGCCTTACTGGACTTGGATAAAATAAGCCTAGATGGTGAAAATCTTATCGGCTTCAACGAGCAGTTAGAACCAATAAAGACATCTGACGATTATTTATTTAATGAAGGTAGCGACTTGTCCGGACGCACACCGTCCGCAGGAAGCGGCGGCAAACACGCAGATGACACAAAAGAAAATCCGTTTAAAAAAGAAACTTGGAATCTTACTAAGCAAGCGGAAATTTACAAAAAAGACCCAGTCCAAGCCAAAAGACTTGCCACTGCTGCTGGTGAGTCTCCTTCATGGCTTGTGTAATTTAGGAGGTATTTAGACAATGTCTAGAAGAATAACAAAATTAAAAGACGTAATACAGCCAGATATCTTTACAGCCTATGTAATAAATAGAACAATGGAACTATCGGCTCTACTAACATCGGGTATCATTGTTAACAGTGAAGAATTTGACAAACTGGCAAGCGGCCCTAATACCCTTGTTAATATGCCATTCTGGGGAGATTTAGAGGGTGATGAAGAAGATGTCGAAGAAGGTGGATTCTACACGCCGGGCAATATTATCGCAAGCAAAGACGTAGCACGAAAGCAAATGTTTGGTAATTCATGGGGCGCAAACAATCTAACTGCTTTGCTGTCAGGTGATGACCCACTGGCGGCTATTTGTGACTTGGTTGGAGAGTATTGGGCAAGAGTTCTGCAGCGCAGATTGCTTGCTATTTTAGCAGGTATATTTTCTGCATCTACAATGGAGGAAAAAGTTCACGACATATCTGCCCAAAGCGGTAATAGCGGTCTACTGACAGGTGACAGCTTTATAGATGCTGGCCAAAAAATGGGCGATGCAAAAGAACTCTTAAAAGGAGTTATGATGCACTCAGCTACAGAAGCATACCTTGCAAAACGAAATCTCATAAAGTATGAAAAAGAAAGTGAAGGCTCCGACCAAGTGCCGTACTTCATGCGTAAACGTGTAATAGTAGACGATGGCCTTTACTATGATACCAAAGGTAAGACAAGTGAAATGTACTTATTTGGCCCCGGTGCAATTGCCCTTGGTAATGGCAAGCATGAAAAAATTGAAGAAACCGAAGTAGACAGGGATTCTCTGAGTCATGCGGGTGAAGATTATTTTGTGAATCGAAAAATAATTATCATGCACCCAAGAGGCGTTAAATGGGAAGAAAAAGCAGTAGAAAAGAACTTCCCAACACGTGGAGAGTTAGCCAAAGGTGATAACTGGGAGCGTGTATTCGAACCTAAGCAAATTCGTATTGTTAAGCATAAATTCAGATTAGCATAGTCTGAATTTGCGCCAAGAAAAGGAGTTATTATTATGAGTTTATCCACACATCAGCGCATAAGGCGTGCTATGGAAGCAAAACGGCAAAAAGCCGCAGGGGTTTCTGATAATGAAGATATTGAGGATAACAATATAACATTTGAAGACCTTGGCCTTGATAAGTTAGATATTAAGGAATTAAAGGAATTAGCAAAAATAAATCATATAGACTTGACAGGCATAAGCCGTGACAAGACTAAAATCATAAGCCGTATTCTGGAATCTAAAACACAGGTGGATGCTATTGCCGCTCTTGATGCAGACAATAACGATGTGGGCAATAATACAAACAACACTCCTATTCCAGAGGGCGGTGGCAATAAAGCCGAAACAGATGTTCCAATCGCAGGAACAGATGATGGTAGCAAAGATGCTGCACAAGAAGGAAGCGGTAAGGTGGGTGACGTTGATGACCCTAACACCGGAACAACTTAGACAGGGTTACTTTGAAGCCATCAAGCAGTATACTAACAACTTCCATGATATAAAACTAATCGAAGACGCTCCGTTACCTATACGCATAGCGGTAGACAAAATGGAGTCTTTTTTTAAGCGTGATGGAAGTATCCACTCTGAAGGCATTTCCGACCTAAAATTAACATTCAAAGATGTTGATGGTTTACCGCAGGATATTATTAGTCTAATCGCTCCTTACTGCACTGTGAGGTTTTAGATATGGCAGGTGCTAAAGTAGTAAGAGACAATAATCGCTTGCCAGACCTCATGGATATTCTTGACGAACTGCATCGTACAGAAATTCAAATAGGCATATTTGGTAGGGATGATTCTCATTTGCTTATGATTGCCAACGTTAATGAATATGGTGCAACTATTAAGCCAAGAAAAGCTAAACGCCTAGCCGTACCGCTCAACAAAAGGGCAAGAGAACGATCCCCACGCTCATTTAACGACTTATGGCCGTTAAAATTAGATGATGGCAGATTGTATTTAGTCCGCAATAAAGGAGCTAATCAGTTGGAATTCATGTATTGGTTGGCTACGCAAGTAGTTATACCAGAACGAGCGTTCATCCGTGGGGGATTTGATGCAAACGCAAACCGTTTTTCACAAAAAGCAGCGACATTGCTTAAAAAAGTTATAGTAGGAAATCTTAACATGAAGAACTTTTTTGAACTTATGGGTGATTATATTGTAGGTGAGTTAAGAAGGTACCTAAATAATCTTAGCAGCCCAGAAAACTCTTCTGCCACAAAATCGGCAAAGGGCAGGAGCAATCCTTTAGTGGATTCCGGGCGTTTGCGTGACAGTATAACTTACAAGGTGGTGAAAACCTAATGCCCTTCGATTTTACTGCCTTAGTTACTAGGTACTCCATACCAATAATGGTAGAAGAGGAAATAGGTGGTTACCATGACCAAGGAAACGGTGGGAAATGGATACCTACAACTAAAACATGGGAAACTACTGCATCTGTCTTTAATCTTTCAAGCCGAGATGTGCGTGGTTATGCCATACAATATGGTGAAGGGGGCAGTTTTACCCGTGAAGATGTAAGAATTCATGTTCACCAAGAAATTACTATAGGTGCAAAAATAACTTGCAAAAAAGGCACCTTTACAATAAGTACACAAGTAGACTTCTCTGATCATGCTAACGGCTTACGCATCTATATAGGCAGAAGAGCCGGGAAGCGCAAGTTTGCGAAAAAGGAGAACGTTGCAGACGAAACCCTGAACAATGGCGGTGGTATAGATTATGAGTAATATGGAGGAAATCCGAAACGGTATAGTTGAAGGCTTACACGAACACACAGGCGTAATAGTAGTCCCTGCTGATACTACCGACCGCAAGCCTGACTATCCCTATATCACCTATAAAATTCTATCATCGTCCAATAATGCAAACACTTTCAGCTTAGTTGACGAACCTGTTCCTTCGGCAAACCCTGAATATGACTTCGATATATTAACCACACGCATAGAACAACCATATTTCACACTGTCAATAAATACTTATAGTGACTGTGAAATAACATCCGGAAACTTAGTTTCTGACGCAAGGGATTGGTTTGTCTTTCATGGCGAGCTATTTTTTATGGGGCTTAATATCGTGATTGTAAGTGCAGGAAACATAAGTGACCGTGCCCAACAAATAGTAGATGATTATGAAAGCAGGTACGGCTTCGACGTGCGGATCCGAACAGCAAGAGCAATGTCAAGGCGAGTGGCAACCATAGAAGATTTTACATTAGGCGGTATGATTAACCACCAAGAGCATACAGAAACAACTTAATCAACAAATTTGAAAGGAGAGTGAAATAATGGCAAAGCCCGACTTTATCGTTAATATTACCAAACTAACAAGGGCAATAACCCAGCGAGGCTTTGGTTTGCCGCTAATCTTAGGAACTACCAAAGACCATCCATATACATTGTATAACGGTATAACTGAAATAGCAGCAGATTTTCCTGTTACATCTAAAGAATATCGCATTGCCCAGCGTATTTTTGGGCAAAACCCTGCACCACCTCAAGTTGCAATCTTTTCCATTCTACCACTTGAAGGTGAAAACCTAGCGGAACTGCTTCTCGCTACGGTAAACGAAGTAGTGGAAACGAACGATGACTGGTATTACCTAACTTGTACAGAAAATATAGACGAGGTAGTAGAAGCCCTTGGCGGCTGGACAGAAACCCAGATAAAAACTTTCTGGACAACCACCCAGAACCTGACGCTGGTAAATCAACTTGAATACGAAAACACAATTGTCATGTATCACGAAGATGAAAATGCTTATGTGGCCGAGGGACTTGTCTCGGTAGCGGCAACCAATGATCCCGGCTCCTTGACGTTTAAGTTTAAAGGAGTACAAGGGGTTAGGGCTTCCGAAATACGAGCTACTGATCTAACAGAATTGCACAGGAATAGCGGCTTTTCGTACATTCGTAAAAAGGGAGTATTACAAACCACAGAAGGCACAGCTACCAATGGTGAGTATATTGACATTGTTATGGCTGCCCATTGGATAAAGGTACGCATGGAAGAAGAAGCCGCACGTGTAGCCGTAAACACAAAGAAAATTCACTACGACCGCCGAGGTATAGCCTTGCTTGTATCTATAGTAGACAAAGTCCTGCATATAGCCGGACGCATGGGGATTGTTCGTGTTGATGAGAACGATAACTATGTCTATAGCATAACCGCCTTGCGACGTGACCAAGTTCTACCGAATGAAGTTGCTAACCGTGTATATAACGGCATTGACTGGGAAATTGAAATTGCAGGTGCCATACATTCCGGCACCATTAGTGGACGCTTTGTAATCTAATGCCGGAGGTGAAAATAAATGGCAGATATACCAGCAGTAAGAACGTATGATTCTAAAGAATGTAACCTTGTGATCAACGGCATAGTAATAACAGGCGTGGCAGAAGGTACTTGGATACAAGCTGAACGTAGCGAAGACGATTTTACAGAACATGTTGGCGCACATGGAGAAGTTGCCCTTGCGGAAAGTAATAACTTTACAGGCGAAATAACTTTTACTCTTGAAGCAACATCGCCGTCTAACAAGATGCTGTATGATTTATCTATGCTCAGAGGTATACGTTCTATCGTTCCGGCGATTGTCGTAGATGCAAATGAGCATGGCGGCATACGGATAAGTTCGGAGCAATCAAGAGTGCGCCGTCCAGCCAATTGGGAGTCCGGCCCGGAAATAACACAGCGAGAATAGAAGCTGTTCTGTGCATCATTAGAATTTGCGGCATAGTTTTAAATGCCTATTAAATAGCAAGCAAACCAACACTAATAAGCCTTTCAGGGGCTTTTTTTAATTTGAAAAATTGGAGGATACAAATATGGCAAAACCAAAAGTAATTGGCTTCGGTCAAAAAAAGGTTGTAATTGATGGTACCGAATATACCCTGCAAAAGATACCGTTTAGAAGCTATTTAGAAATGGAAGACCGTTGTACTAACAGAAACGGTCAACTCCAAAAAGCTTCTTACTTAACCGAACTATTTAAACATTGCGTAGTGAACCAAAGGGTTACACTGGAAAGCTTTGATGGCAACTTCGGCGCGGCAAGTGAACTTGCAGGTGAAATCGAATCCTTTCTTAAGTCCAAAACTGACAAAAATCCAGATACGGAAGAAAGCGAAGGATAATTTCATTTTTTGGCGGCTTATTTATGATGGAGGGCTTCCACCGTCTGAGGTATTTAAAATGGACGAGGAAACTCTCTTTGAAGCAGATGCCGCACTGGACATTTATCATGAAAAAATGGAACAAGCAGTGAAGAAAAATCAAAAGAAAAAGTAGGCTCTTATAGCTAATAGTGGAGGTGACGGATGTGTCTGATGCGGCAAGAGACTTGTTCATGTCAATCGGCTTTGACGGCATATCCGCATCTCGTGGCCTTGACAACTTAAACAGGCGAGTAGATAACACACGAGACAATATAGGTAATATAGGATCAGGGCTTGGGAGTATGGGGGCAACTTTTGACACCCAAATGTCCGGGCTTGATAAAAATTTTACTTTGTGGGAGCGCAACTCAGGCGAGTTTGCAACCACTATGCAACGCAAGCAAAGGCAAATAGACCTTGTTACAGACAAAGCTGCCCTACTAGAGCGCGAAATAAGCCGCACTTCTGGGGAACTTGGCACTGTAACAAGAGAATTTGGCGAAAATACAGAAGCCGCAGGACGTTTGCAAAATCAATTGCTGGATTTACAAATACAGCAAGCAGACTATAACAGGGAACTAAAACGCTTACAAAGTTTTGATTGGGATGCCTTTGGGCGTGTAGGTCAAGGCTTTACCGATATCGGTCGAAGTATGACCTTGGGAATCACAACTCCTTTAGTAGCAATCGGCGGTTTAGGACTACGAACATTCGTAGACCTAGAAGATAACTGGGCTGGTGTTCAAAAAGTAACCAGTGGTACAACCTACGAGCTTGAACAATTAAGGCGTGAAATGCGTTACCTAGTTACATATGGCAACGTACCGCTACCAGTAACAGAGATGTATGGCATAGCGCAAGCAGCAGGACGCTTGGGCATTCAAATTGATAATGTAAAAGGTTTTGCGGAAACAACCGCAATGCTTGGAACTGTAACCAATATGACGGCAGAACAAGCCGCCACAGATATGGCACAGTTCGCAACAGTAATGCAAATGCCCCAGGAGCAGTTTGACCGCCTAGGTTCAACGCTAGTGGGTTTGGGCAACAACATGGCAACAACAGAGTCAGACATAATGCGAATGGGTGCAAGGCTTACTGGTGCAGGTAAAACAGTAGGGCTTGCAGAAGCTGAGGTATTAGGCTTTGCGGCGGCGTTTTCATCTTTGGGAATAAATGCTGAGGCTGGCGGCAGTGCATTTACAAATGTAATGCTATCCATGCAGGACAGTATATTCAAAGGTGATGAACGCTTAGAAACCTTTGCTTTTGTAGCTGGAAAAAGTGTAGACGAATTCGCGCATAAATTTGAAACAGATGCATCCGGGGCAATAATCTCATTTATCGAGGGATTAGGAAGCCTTTCGGATGCTGGATATAATACTAGTGCAATATTTGCAGACCTTGGATTTAACGGTATAAATGTTCAGGATATTTTGCGCCGTGGAGCAGGTGCAGGAGACACCCTGCGAAACGCTATAGAATTAGCAAATAAATCATGGGAAGAAAACACGGCCCTAACAGAAGCTGCTGGCAAACGATACGATACAACAGCCGCACAAATTCAAGTATTTAGAAACCGCCTATCCTTATTAAGTGACCAAATAGGTTCAGATTTACAACATCAATTCCGTGGGCTAATTGATATAGGTAACAGGGCAATATCTTGGCTATCAAACTTAGATGACCGCACAAGACGCATAATTATAACCGTTGCAATGGTTGCCGCCGCTATTGGCCCTGTCCTTTTAGGTATTGGTGCTGCAATCAGCATGATTATTAAAATGAAAGCTACCATCGTAACACTTAAAAAAGGCTTTGGCATAATGAGGGGTGTTTTTGGCGGCGGCGGTAAAGCTATAGGGCTTCTACTCTCCCCTATAGGCAAAGTAATACTAGTGGTAGGTGCGTTTATTGCCATAGGTGTACTGTTATTTAGAAACTGGGACAGAATAACAGAATGGTTTAGTAACCGCTTCCCGGCTGCATTTGAAAGAATAACCAGCGTTATTGAAAGAGTAAGAAACTTTATATCGGACAATATGGAACACTTTAAGGGCATATTTTCTGGTTTTACTGATTTTATCGGGGGCATATTCAGTGGTGACCTAGACCGTGCCTTCGGCGGCCTACGCAATATATTCAGTAATGTTGGTGCAATAGCAGCACCATTTGTTGATGGTATGCGCGAACGCTTCCCGGAGGCTTTTGAAATAGCAGAGGGCGTATTTAGTTGGTTTGGAGGATTTTTAACCGATATATAGGCAACTTCCAAGGGATATTTTCAGGCTTTACCGATTATATATTCGGTATTTTTACAGGGGATTTCGACCGCGCCTTCGGTGGACTTGGCACCATCGTAGATAGTGTTGCAAATATTTTTCAATCTTTAATAGGCCCATTAGAAGACCGTTTCCCTGCTGTGTTTGGCTTCATAAGCGGTGTAATTGAGAATTTTAGAGATACCGCCCACAGGTTACTTGACAACATTAAGGGTATTTTTGAAGGTGTAGTAGATTTTGTTGCTGGAATATTCACAGGGGACTGGAAACGTGCGCTTGGCGGCTTGGGCGAAGTTCTCAGAAGCAGCGTAGGACTTATTGTAAACATTGCGCTAGGTGGATTTAACAATATAATGGGCTTTTTCCGAATGCTTATATCTCCATTGCAAGACCGATTCCCATTGATATTCGGTATCATTTCCGACCATTTAGATATTTTCAGCGATACAATTACAAGTATTTTTGACGGAGTAAAACGAATTTTTGGTGGAGTAATTGACTTTGTCATTGGCATATTCACAGGAGATTGGGAACGTGCATGGGATGGTGTTGTAGACATCTTCGGTGGTATCTTCGGAACACTGGGTGCAATAGCAAAAGCCCCAATAAACAGTGTTATAAGTCTAGTAAATCGTGCAATTGAAGGCATAAATAGCATAAGCGTAGATGTGCCAGACTGGGTTCCATTTGTTGGGGGGAGTAACTTTAGCTTAAATATTCCCCAAATTCCTATGCTTGCAAAGGGTACGAGTTTCCACGCAGGAGGCCCAGCCATTGTTGGTGAAAAAGGGCCAGAACTTGTAAACCTTCCAAGGGGTTCAGAAGTTATACCAAATGACAAAACTACAAGGTTATTATCCGGCTTGTGGAGAGACAAAAACGAAATGAAGCTGGCTGCAGCCATTAAAGGCATAGCTCCTAAGGAACTGGATGCAAGTAGCACAAAAACCGCCAGCAAGATAACCACCCTTGGACACAGGAACAGACCTAAAACTGTCGACAGTTACAGTATTGATAAATTTGATACTGCACCGTCAAGAAATAAAGGTCTGGCAGGGTATATCATGCCCCCTGAACTTAAAGTCATTATTCAAAAAATAGAAATAGGCGGTGATGGCGAACTTCCGGAGGGCAGACTAGTAGAACTTATTTATAAGCTGAAAGAAGCCCTAAAAGATGTATTCGGTGAGTTATGGGAAGATGCTTGGTATAATCTAAGCCTTAAATATCCAAACATTACAGAAACATAAAATCAGATCAGAATGGAGGTAGACAGCATGGCAATAGGCGGCGTAGCAGTTTTAGAAGATGTTTTGCTTGATGTGGTAGAAGCAGACAAGCCGACACGGATTTATGAAGTAACCAGTAAGGCAGTAGAAGACGGAGTAAACATATCTGATCATATGCATGAACGCCCAATTACCCTGTCTATCTCTGGTATGATTTTAGGCCCAGATGCATGGACACGGCTACAACGTATAATTCAATATCAGCAAAATAGGCAGCTTATAACCTATACAAACAGGGTTATACACTCTGGCATGGCAATAACGAGCATAGATACCAACCACGGCGGCGACACAGCTAACGGCGTAAAGCTTACAATAAAAATGAAGCACGTACGCCGGGCAAGGCCGCAACAAGTCAGAGTAACCAGCGTACCCCCTGCCATAGCTTCTAAGGCTCAAGGATCGCAAAATGCTGGCACGCAGCAACCTCAAGGAACAGCCAAGCAGTTCAATAATAAAGAATCGGATACACGCATTGCCAATATTGCAAGAGGTTTTAGCGGCGGTGGTACTGGCGGTGGCGGTGGTGGTGGCGAATTAACAATGATTGCGTAGGGGGCAGCACAAAATGTCAGACTACAAATTTATTGCAATAGATAAGGAACTAGTCCCTTATAGGTTTGAAATAACCCTTGCAGGGCATACCTTCGGCTTTGAAATAAGATATAATGCCATGCGCGACTTTTTCACGGTAGATCTTTACAGAGGTGATAATCTTATTGTTACTGGAGAAAAGGTTGTATATGGTAGATCGCTATTCCTTAACCAGCAGCACTTAGATGTACCTACCGTGCCCATAATTCCTTATGATTTATCCCTAGCTGCAAACAGGGTAACATGGGAAAACCTAAATAATACAGTATTTTTATGGCTTCTAAAGGGGGGGCTTGAAGATGGATAGTTTCTGGGTAAGACAATGTACTGTAATAGCTGGCGGTAGACAATTTGCCTTGGGTGATCTAGATATAGAATTTTCCGTGCCTTTTGACAATGACGAAGAACCGGACATTGCAAATTTAACAATTTTCAACCTTTCCGACAATTCAATCAACTCTATACAAAAAGAGCAAAATGTAATATTAAACGCAGGGTATAGGGGGGATGTTGGCACAATATTCAAAGGCACAATACAAAAAGCCCTAACACGCTGGAATGGTGTAGATAAATTAACGGAACTGACCATAGGTGACGGCGCACAGCAATGGCTTACCAAACATGTAAGTGTAGCCTACGGCGAAAACATAACCGCCAGTGCAATCCTTGGGGATTTAACTGGGAGGTTCGGTCTAGAACTTGGCAAACTTAATCTAGTTAATGACCTTACTTATCCAAAAGGACGCATTATCGACTGTAGCCTAAAAGATGCAATAATTCAAATAGTTCATGAATGTTCTACCGAGTTTAAAATATCACAAGGCAGAATATTTATAATGCCCTATGATGAAGGCATACCCACAGGATTCTTGTTAAACAAAGACACAGGCTTGATAGGAAGCCCAGAGATATTTGAAAAGGAAGAAAACGGCATAACCCTAAAAGGTTACAAGGTTAAGATGCTTCTAAACCATAGAATTACAATAAACAGTATATTACAAATCCAAAGCAGAACTGCCAACGGTACATATCGGGTGCTGCAAGGCAGACATATCAATAATGGCAATGATTTTTTAACAATAGTGGAGGTGCTAGGGTAATGGCAAATGCGGATAAAGTTTTTAAGCAAGTGTTCAATGAGCACTTAAATAATCTTCATACCGGTATGCCTTGTACTGTTATAGAACTTACGCCTAAACTTATAATACAACCAAATTTTCAACGTAGGAAAAGCGGCGAAACAAATAGCTACCCACCCATAACAGACCCACCAAAGCTATCCCATGTACCAGCCTTGAAATTAGGCGATACGGTTTTTGTAATATTTGCGGAAAGAGCCTTAGACCATGTAGGTGATCGCCGACACGATTTAAGGGATGCAGTAATAATAGGTACGTTCTGATGGAGAAGCGAACTTTCAAACTGTCAAACGGTGACATAACTTTTGATACAGACCGCAATATAACGTTTGTAATAGGCGATGATGAAATAGCCCAAGCCTTGGAAAGAGCCTTTACAACAAATGCTGGCGAATGGTTCTTAAACGCTAATCACGGCTTAGAATACCCCATGATACAGGGTAAAAAAGGGCTTAAAGATGAAATTGTACAAATGGCAGTAATACGCTGTGCATTACAAGAAGTTAGAGTTCAGGAAGTTCTTGATATAGAAATTCAACGTGACGTAATAAGGCGTACCATAGATATAACATTTCAATGCAGGGTAGATACTGGGGCAGTTATTACTGTGCCTTTTTTATTTGAATAAAAACAACCATAGTCCAAGGCAAGGAGGTGAAGTATATGTCTGACTTTGGCTTAACCATTCAAGGTTTTAGGCGAAAACCCTACACGCAACTAATCATAGACAAAACAGAACGTGCAAGGGATTTATTCGGTGAAGATATAGAAACTTCTGATCGCAGTCCTCTTGGGCTTTATATTCAATCTGAGGCATGGGAAGAGTCTAAGTTATGGGACAAAATGGAGAATGTCTATTATTCTGCATTTATAGATGATGCCGAAGGCAAGCAACTGGACGGCCTTGTTAAATATATAGGTCTTTTTAGAAAGCCAGCACTGCACTCCATAGGCGAGGTGCGTATAGAGGGGCGTGTAGGCAAAGAAATACCTATGGGCACAAAGTTACGCACTGAAAGCAACATAATATTCCACACCACTGCTGCCATTGCAATAAATGACGAGGGCTACGCGATAGCGGTTATTAAAGCCGTGATTCCGGGACATACAGGTAATGTAACAGCAGGACGGATAGACCGCCTTTTTAATCCAGTCAAGGGCATAACAAGCATAACCAATCTGAAACGCACAAGTGGCGGCCTTGAAATAGAAACGGATGAGGAACTAAGAGACCGCTACTATCGATCACTATCCAGAAAAGGTAAGGCAACCAGAGCGGCAATAGAGGCGGCGATCCTAGAACTCCGAACGGTAAAGGATGCTTTAGTGTTAGAGAACGACACAATGGAAATTGATTTAAATGGAATCCCTCCTAAAGCTATTGCACCCTTTGTATATGATGGCAATCCACAGGAAATTGCAGCAGCAATACTTGCCACAAAGTCCGCAGGGATACAGTCTTATGGAGACATTGTCCTAGATGTAATGGATAGCCGTAACCATCCCCATAAAATTGGTTTTACAGTAGCAAGTAGTATCAAAATCTATGTAGATGTTACTTTAATTCGCAATGCAATGTTCCGTCCAGGTTACGAAGAAACTGTCCGTACAGCGATAATTCGTTATATTGGTGGCCTTGACTTAGATGGTTCAGAGTTTAGGGGGCTTGGGCTTGGACAGTCGATAGTTCATTCGAGAATCGTAGCATTAACCCACGACCAGGGCATTAATGATGCTACTGTACGCATAAGCACAGATGGTGACAACTGGGTAGAACATAACATAGACATGCCTATAATGCAGATTGCAATTACAGATTATGAGAAAGTGGTGGTCAAATAGTGATTGTTCATAATCCTAATATGCAAGAATTAGAGCACCCTTCTACCCATTTAACGGATAACTACAAAAAAGATAAAAACAGCAACAATTACAAGCTTCTTGACCTAGGACATCAGGAACACAAGGAAATTATGCGCACCCTGCGCTTAATAGAAGCATGGCGCGACATAGATAATGCCGAGGGTTTTACCCTTGATAAAATAGGCAAAAACGTCTTGGAAATGCGAGAAGGTAGAGCTGATCCGGAATACCGTAAAGCAATTAAGATAAAGATTCGGAGCAACTTATCTGCTGGCTTGGTTGAAGACTTCAATGTCATATTGGAAATTTTATTCGGTGGGAATTTTAATTTTATAAGCGAAACTTGGCATCAGGAAAAATATAATTACGAACCAGCAGGAAACGCACTATCTCTATCTAATCTCAGCAATAGTCAACTTTTAGAGCTTTCTCGTGTACGCAGTGTTTTATCCGAAATAAAAGCCGGTGGCGTCCGCTTGGTTTGGGATCTAAATTGGTTGCTACCATTCTCAAATCAAAACATTAACAATTTTCTGTTTAACCAATTTAAATGGGATGCTTCAGTTCACAATATCACACGGCCTACAAGAAGGGGCAATAGATGGGACGGTACTTTTCTATTTGACGGCAGCGAGAACTGGAATGGAGGCGATGTGTATCATTGCATACATTTTCCCCTTTTTAAAATGCTATTTAGAATTGCTAAAAGCACGCCCAAGCTAGAAACATCTCAATTCTTCGTTAGTGGGCTAAAGGCATCTAATGTGCAAAAAGGTATTTCCGGGCGTTTACTTGTAAATCAAACAACGAGCTGGGATGGTAAATATAGTTTTGATGGTAGCATCAGCTTTACAGGTAAAAATATTTTAATGGAGGAGGTTTTGTAAATGTCAGAAAAAAAGCGCACAAGTGTTGTCACGCTACATAGGCGCATTCAATTGTGTAAAGCAACAAGTGGGGGAATATCAGCAATATCACCAATTACACATGTTGCCTTTGGGGATGGTGGAACAGATGGAGATGGTAAGCCAATTATGCCGTTAGAAACTGCGACAGCGTTAAACAATGAAATTGCACGGTACCCTATTAACAGTGTAAGTTATCCGATTGAACCGCCTACTACTGCTAGATATACAGTTTCAATCCCTGAAAACGATATGGCTGGGGCTAAGATTACCGAAGCGGCATTGGTAGATTCTGATGGGTTTCTACATGCAATAAAAACATTCTATGTAAAACAGAAGGATGCAGAAGTAGTCTTTACTTTTGTGTTTGACGATGAATTTTAGAAAGGTTGTGAAAATATGTCGAATCCCTTTTATCCTGTACCTTCCGACCCAAAATATGATCCATTTATACCGAGTATTTTAGATACTGACCCGGTGCGAGCCTCTACAAGTGTTAATCCAATTAATGCGCAGTTGATAGAAAACACTCATTACTTAAGGCAACAAATAGTAGCCCTTAGTGCGAAAATAGAAGCATTAACGGGCTTTTCTATTTCCGGGTCAGTAGATGGTTACGACAGCTTGCCCGACTCAAGCGAACTAACTATTGGTATACTTTTTGTTGTTCGTAATGATAAAAACAACGATGGTAAAGCCGCCATTTATGAAGTAACAGAAGACGGTTGGTTATTTGTTGCGTTATTGGAAATTAATTTTTCCGATATTGAAGCTGATATACAAAAGCTTTTTAACTATGTGAATGAACTCAATTCTTTAGTTGATGTGGCTATTAGTACTCGCGCTCCAGCCGACACGGCACTAAGCAACACTACGTGGACAGACGACCTTGCTGTGCGTCTTGACGCACAGACTAATCGCAGATCAGGCATGTTCCGCCGTGAATGGTGGGAGCCAGGAACATATGAGTTTACGGTGCCAAAAGATTTACCGATTGTGGACGTAATTGACGGTATCGGGTATGGCGAAGGCTTCATTACTGCTTGTGCCGCTGGTGCCGGTGGCGGTGCTACCGGAGGTAGTTCTAGCGTTGAAAATGGCACTGCTGGAGGATCTACTACGTTTGGCAATCTATTGACACTGCTAGGTGGTGCTGGCGGACGAGCGGCAACTGGCCTACCCCGTGGCATCGGCGGCGAAGCTGGTGGTCCCGGTGGTGGTCGTGGCGGTGATGGTAGCGATACTGTCAGTGGTACACAACCTGCAATTATCGGGCATGGCGGCGGTGGTGGGGCTAGCCTTGGTGGCGGCGGTGAAGGTGGCAGCAACATTAGTAGCCATTCATTTGCTCAAGCTGGAAGGCGCGGACGCGGGGCTAATGGCGGCAGGCCCGGCCAAAGCTCAACTTGGTTCCAAATGCCGTCCCTTTTTGGCCTTGCGGGGCTTTTTGGTACTCATGCAACTGGACAACTGTGGGCAACCGCGCACGGCTCAGATGGGGGCACTGGTGCTGGTGGTGGTGGCGCATCTGGGCAGGCTATAGGTACAGGTAATCGAGGCGGTGCTGGCGGCGGCGGCGGCGGTGATTCTGTAATTTTCTTCAGAGTCCTCCTTATTCCTGGAGAGACATATCTAGTAACTGTGGGTGCTGGTGGTATTGGTGGATTAGGCAACAACGTAGGAGGCCGTGGCGGCGATGGTATGTTAAAAATAGAATGGTGGGTGTAGGATGAATAGATTTGCAATAGTTCACAGCTATAAAGTGCACCAAATAATACAGCAAGAAACTATGCCAGTATATGGCCCAACTCCTAGCGGTGGAATCCTCAAAATTATAGATATTACGAATAATCCAGATGTTAAAGAGGGTTGGGGTTATGACGCAGAAACAGGTAGCTTTAGCGAACCAATACCGCCCGAATCTGTAGAAGCTGAATATTATGCAATACTAGATCACTGGGGTTATGTAGTTAACCAAGTATCGGTATCATTGGGTGAAATGCCCCCGGATGGTGCTATTAGATTAAATGCACCTTGCCCACACTATACCGGATGTAAGTATGAAGGCGGCGAATTTATCACAATGGAAGTAATCTACGAGAAACTAAATCAAATATATGCGCTGTTAGCGCAGAAAAAATAACATGTAGGAGTGAATACAACATGTACATTATTAGTATTTTATTAGTCGCCCTTTTACTAATAGGGCCAAGTAATACAGAAGACAAGACAGTTAATATAGAAATAGCCAGAGGTTATTACATGTGTCTAATAGGTGATACTAGACCTGTTTTCACAATGTATAAGATACCAGCATCCACACTAAACCGTCTGTGCAGCAGTTATACAGGCGGTTTTACTTCCCTTCACAATGGCTGCGACACTCTTACTTCATTGCCTTTTACTGATGAGGAGTTAGAGATTTTGTATAGGATTGTATGGGCTGAAGCACGTGGTGAGGATTATAAAGGACTTATCTTAGTTGTCAATGTCATTCTAAACCGCATGAACAGCCCACAATTTCCAGATACAGTTCGGGATGTCGTCTTTCAACAAAATCAGTTTTCGCCAATAGCTAACGGTGCATTTGATAGAGCAATCCCTGATGAACGAATA